ACTATTTCTTTGTGGGTGATATAATGATAATAATTTTTGTAAAGTTTGTTTTTCTTTTGGTACTTTTAATAAACCATCTTGAAAAGTTATGTGCTCTAATTTAGCATCTCCTTTAAATTCATCAACGAAAGGAGTGGTTTGATTATTTGTATACTTAAGTTCTCTTTCATATCCTTTTTCTTCATCAAAATAATATATGTTAGAACTTCTTACTGTATATGTTAATGGAGCTAATCCATCTTTAAGAGCATAAACTCTATCTTTTATAACCCAGCTATTTGTTTTAACAACTGGTTGTTCCATAACCGCTTCAACGGTTGGTGTAGCCTTTTCGGCTTTTTTTGTTTTTGCCATGATATAATATAATAAAAATTAATAAAAAGTAAAGCTAGGGTGCTAATCCAATTGATCACACCCTGCTCTACTGTAAAAAATATTAAGAAGTTAGTAACATAAAGTTATTAGCACCTTGTGTAACTAAACATCTTTCTGATAAATAGTGAACTTCCATCGCATCTAAATCAGAGCTGAAGTTTCCTCCAACTGATCCAGTTGTCCAAGATTTCATTTTTCTATCATCAGCTGCCGAAGCTCTATATCTTACGTGTAAGAAAGGTCTTTTAATGTTTTTACCAAGTGTTTGGTCATAAACAGTAGAAGTACCTGCTGGTATAATAATACCTCTTATATCGTCTTCAATAATACCTCTTGTTGAGCCGTCATTTAAGTATTTCCAGTCACTTTTGTAGAAGTCATAAGAACCTCTTCTGAAACCAGAAAAACCTAAGTTAAGCGCCATATCTTCGCTGTTAGAGAATACACCGTAAGATGTACCACCTGCACCGTAAGAATTTTGCGTTGCTAACATATCATCAATCGCTAGAGCTACTTCTCTGTTGATGTATAACATGTTTTCTTCGATTGCACCTTGAGCATCAAACTTCTTTAAGATGTTATCAAACGATCCTAAATCATCTGTAGCTGAAGTACCAGCGATACCAGTTGTAATGTGACCTCTTGCAGTTACTGCTGCAAAAAGACCTTCTGTACCTGCTGTGTCATTAGCACCTGCTGTACCTAGTAATGAGTCAACACCACCAGTAGATTTTGCTAATTCACCTTCAACCATTGCCATTTCAAGGTTGTCCTCGAATCTTTGTCTTGTGTCACCTTCAGCTTTTAAGTACCATAGGTAACCTGTTTGTCCTTGCTCTCCTGTTACTTCAACCCAACCAATTTGAGAAGTATCAGATCCTGAAACCTCATACTTATCTTTAATTATAATTGGCTTGTTAGTTAATGAAGCGAAAGAAGGCTGTACCGCGTTAGTCATTCCGCTAGTTCCTTTCTTAAATTCAGAACCAAATACGAAAAAGTCACACGTTGCACTACCACTATCATCAGCGGTTGTGAATCCAGATACTGCACCAACTGTTGCGCCTCCTGAATAAGGAATTGCTGTTAGCGTAGTATTGTCTGCTGCTACTGCAGAAACATATGCTTTAATTACTGTAGGAGAAGTTTGGTTATCGCTTAATACGATAGTTTGACCAACTCTTACCGCATGAGTTCCTGAAGATGCGATTGTAATTACACCTGCGTTCGTTACAGAAGCACCTGTGTAAAATAAGTGTAGTCTACCTTGCTCAGACCAAACTACTTGGTCAGAAGTCATAGGCATTTCAGCACCTACCATTCTTAAGAAAGAAGCTACGGATCTGTTACCAAATACCTCTACTTCTTGCTCATACAAATCTGGTAGATATTGCTGAGACCAGTCATTCGAACCACCTGTAAATGATAGATAGTTAGAAGACAGTGTTTGTTTAGCTGGAGCTGGTGTTGAATTCAACGAGCCCCCAGCCGTTGGAGTTATTGCTGCCATTTTGTTTTTTTATTTTTAAAATTATTATTGTTTAAGTTTAATTCTTAACTTTGAACTATCATCACCAGAAATTGCTCTTACTTTTAATCCACCTGTTTCAACAACGCCAGCTTTACGCGGCTCCATATTAATATTTTTAGATTCTGCGTTAAGTTGTTTTATTGCGTCTGCTTTACCTTGTTCATAAAAATGGTTTGCAATTGCATCTGCATTGTCCGCAACGAAAAGTGCTTTATGATAGCCATTAGCATCTTGCAACATATTATCTTTATTTATATATTTATCTAATATATTTAAAATGTTTGATTGTCTATCTTGAACTTCCTGCTTATCTTTAATATTGTATCTATATTTTTTATCTCCAACTTTAAACTCAAAACCTTTGAATTCATCTGAAAAGATTTTGTTAGATTCATTATTAAAATGAGCAGTTTGCTTTTCTTGCAGCTTTTGCTGTTTTGATTGTTCATTATTATAGGAATTGAAAAACTCTATAGCTTTTTGTTGATCAGGAGATAACTTAGAACTCAACTTGACTTCTTCGTAATATTTATTCTTCATCCCTTCCAAATAGCTTGTAGCTTTTGCAATTTCTTCTTTATAAGCGAGTTTTTTACGCTTAATATCTTTTGGTTCATCAACCGATTCATCTATACTAAAATTATCTTCAATTAAAAAATCTATTTCATCTTTTGATAAGTGCGATTTAGTTTGAGTATAATATTCATATAAAAGTGTTGAATCTTCCATGCTAGAATAATCTTGATTAATTTTAACATAATCTTCTAGCGTTCCACCAGTTTCATTCATAAAATCTACAACTTTTTGAATGTTTTCTGGTAATTCTGTAGCTGTATCTTGTGCTGTTTGTACAGCTTCTTCAATTTCTTGCTTTAGTTCTTCAACTTCAGCTTCTTGTTTAGGTTCCTCTTTTTGCTTTGATTCTTCCTCTTCAATAACTTCTTCTAAAGTTACCTGCGTTTCTTCCTCTTCCTTTTCACTTTCTCCGGAAGACTCTTCAGGCTGCGTTTGGTTTTCTTCTTGAACCTCTTCGCTAGCTTCGGATCCGTCGCGTACAGGAACCTCATCTGTGCTTTGCTCTTGAACGGCATCTGTTTCTTCTTTTATAGGTTGTCTTAAATCTACTTTGGTTATTGTTTCCTCACCAATATCAGCACCTATTTTTTTAAGTGCTACAGTTTCTTTTTCAGCTGCAGATGGATTTTCATCCTCTACAACTTGTGCTTTAATTTCTTCTGACATAATATAATATAATTATTGTATTCTTTAAAAAGGTAGAATACTTAACCTTAAATTCCTTGATATGCAACTATAGTTCCAGAGTTTACATCAATTTCAGTCCAACGACCATAAATTGTACAACCTTTAGGAAATGTTACGCTATCAACTACAAGCCCGTTTGAACCTGCGCCAACGCCTTCTGTGTTTACGTAAGCTGTTGCGCTTTCAGCAACTAATCCGCTTGCAGCATCAAATACTGTATCAGATAACATTGTTATTGCAACAAATACATTACCTGTTGCTGGAGTTATTGCATCTGAACTTGCTGTTGTGTATACTGAACCGTTTATACTACCAGTCCAATCGTTTCTTGGTATTTTACTCATTGTTTATTATTTATTTATTACCTTGGTTCAAATTGTTCTAAACCAAATCCGCCTAATCCATCAAATCCTGCTGATTCAAAGTTTTTAGGTGGTTTATTGTTTTTCCTTTGATCTATTAATTCAGACTGCTGTGTAGCCTGTATTTTTGTTCTTTTATCTTTCCTATCTTCTTTAAAAGTCTCTTTATCTTTAATTACCTGTAAATCTGCACCTTTAAGCTGTACATTAAAATCAAATTCTTTTTGCATTAACATCATTTTAATTTCAGCTTCTCTTTCAAGTTTTTGCGTATCTAATTGAGCTTGTACTTGCGCTAATTGAGCTTTTTGCTGTGTTATTGCTTGCTGCTTTTGAACATCAGCTTGTGCTGCTACTTGAGCTGCTTGCGCGTTTGACTGAGACTGCATTTGAATATTTTCTTGCTGTATTAATCTATCCTGCTCAAATTTTCTTCTTCTTCTTAATTTTAATAATTGATTTGCAAGTTTTAAATTTTTAACTTCTCTTATATCAATTGCGTCCTCTAAGTTAATTTGTTCTTTTTGTAAAGACATTTGAATATTATTTTCAAGTATTTGTTTTTCTTCTTCATCAGGAGATAACTCTAAAAATATACCAAAGTCATGTAACTGCAATTGACTAATATCTTCTAATGTACCAACATTAAATTTACCTATGCTTTGTACAAATGATTCTTTAGTTGGTCCATATTCTAATACATCAGATATTCTAAGCGATATAGCTTCTGCTGTTTTTAATGTTAAAAATAATCCAGCTTGTAATATATGTCTAGTAGCTGTATTTGAATTTGCTGCTGCTAATTTTTGTAAACCAACTAATGCATTTTTGTCAGGTGTAGAACCATCTCTTGCTTCATTTAAACCAGTAACATCACGCATTCCTTGTAGATAATAATTATAAGCTGTTATCAAACTACTAATTTTTCCGCTACCATTTCCTGATTGTAATTCTTGTATTGGAACTCTACCATTATTAAATTCACCATCTTGGTTCATTGATCTTCCAATAACAGAACCTGTTTGGAAATACATGTTTAATGCTTCTTGCGGATTGTAATTTGTACCATTACCTAAATCTACTTCAGCTATACCATCGGCATCTAAATATACACCATCAGGTACCATTCTTGATAATACTTGTTGTAATTTTAAATGTGTTAACTGTATCATATCAGCAAACGTTGTCATTCTACTAACTAATGACTCAACTTTACCTTTATACATTCTAGGTGCTACAACAGCATAACTAAATTGTGCTTTAACAGTATTTGATTTAGGTCTTGTCATATTTTCAGCTAACTGCCAACTTAACATTTTATCTGAGCCTACTATTTTTGCACCACAATAAATAACTTCAATTGTTCTATCAGATTTTTCAAATCTTGATCTTTGATCTTTAGGTGGATTAAAAGTATCTTCTTTAGCTAAAGCTTTTTTACCACCAGTTGCTGTTTCTTTAATTTTATATACTTGATCTCTATAAGTTTTATATTCAAAATAAAGTACATACGCATAAGAAAAATCTTCAGCATCTGCGGCTGCATAAGATTTATTATGTAGCTTTACATTAGTTCCTTGACCTTCAACATATTTTTTAATATCTTCATCTGTTAACTCAGGATATTGTTTTTTCAAATCAACTAAAGATACTTTTCTAATTTCACCTATATAATATATATCATCAAAATAAGGTGATTCAGTATATGAATAAACTAAATCAGCTGGATCTACATACTTAATATTAATCCCTTCTGAATTTGTATACTCATTTTTAACTGCACCCATACCAACAACAGCTATATCATAATCAAGTCTTTTCTTTATTAAATCATATTTATTATGATCCATTACATTACTTATAGCTTCTTCTTCTGCTATTTCTATAGCGTCTTTATATTCAAGCTGCATGTGTAATTGTAATTCTTCTTCATTCTCAGGTAAAGTGTCTGGATCGTTTTCATATATATTAATTCCAAACTCTTCAAATACAGAATCGCTAAAATTAGCAGTTCTCATATCTTTTAATAAAGAATCAATATATTGTGTTCTTTTTTGTATAGAAGCTGGATCTTGTGAATATGCTTTTATATCATACGTTCTTTCAGCTATACCATTTACAACTATATCTATAAACTTTGGTATTATAGGTACAGGTTTCCAATCTAAATTCAAATATGATAAATCACCATTGATTGATAATTCATCTTTATATTTTTGAATTGATTGCTCTCCTCTAGCATATAATCTTAATCTATGAAACTGATCTCTATTAGCGTAATACTTATTAGGACCCGAATCTCTTTTAAACCATTCAGATTCTATAGCTTTTCCAACTTCTAGTCCGTATGGCTCACTTGCTTTAGTAGCATTGGAAACTGTTTGGCTTGGGAATATCCCTCTTGGTACTATATCCATTTACTTTATTATTTTTGAAATACTTCCTTGATTATTGTATTTTTTAAAACCAAAATCTAATGTTTTAGTTGTTCTTAATTTTTTAGGTTGATACAAATGTCTATTACATGCTATTATTGCTAAACCTGAACTTATAGATGCATCAAACTTTGTTCTATTATTTATGTTAAATTTAGACCAATCATTTAATGTGGTGTTAAAGTATATATTACCATAATCACCGTTTTCTTGTAATCCTACATATTTATCTATATAAGATTCTATTGCTGCAGCATGTACTTGTTTAATATCTTCTGATGAGTTAGGCATTCCACCTATTTCTCTTTCTGCCACAGATAATTTGTTTGCTGGCTTATCTGGCCTATTCATTGAATAACCTCTATATCCTCTTCTTTTTAAATAATATAATAATCTTGGTTTATTATTTTCTGCAAGAAGTGGCATGCCATAAAATACTAATGCCATTAATACATCTTCAAAAAATATTTCAGCTGTTTGTGGTCTAGCTACATATTCTAAAAAAAATGTATTTGATGGGGCATCATCCATACTAAACTTTGTTAACCCGTGCAAAGAACCTTTTGAACCGCTGCCATCAGTTGTACCTGATATATCATACGAGTCACATCCAAATGCTCCTATATGTTCGTTTGCAGGCTGTTTTATTCCTCTGTTCATTT